AAGGTCTGTTCCATTTGATGTTTTTGTGTCGTAGGTCCCGTTTGATAAAACATATTCATTAGATATAGACGCCGCAGAAGCGTAATGTTGGTCGTCGCTTACCGTAAACTTTCTTCTTAGTTGAGGTCTATGTTTAAAATACCTTGAGCCCTCAGTTTCTTTAACATGTCCAGAAGCGTTATTTATTCTTGAAATTAAATGATGCTTAACAAAATGTGAGCAATAATCACCATAAGGATTTGACCTATTTTGATACCAAGTAGCAGATAAATCAGCACTTGTAAGAGTTCCTCCTGTGTCAGCCCACACATAACTTCCATCAATTTGTTCTGTTGCCATAGAAGGAGTTAATCCCGCAAGGGCAGAGCCTCCTTGTGCGGTTGTTAATCCGCTTGGAGCGACAGGACCTCCAGCTAACGTCATTCCTCCGCAAACATGAAAAACAAAACAATCGTAATCAGCAAAAGATGCTTTCATATTATTTCTACCTCTATCATGTAAAGTTTGAGCAGAGTTTGCTGTTGAACCTGTTATCCCAGCAAAAGCAGATGAATATTCAATGCCATCTACTACTGAACCGGAATTTGCATTATCAACGTCATATACTTGTTGAATAAAATCATCGCTAGAATTATTATCATTATGATTTACTACATTTACATATAATAAACCAGAAAACAATCTTCTGTCTGGAATCTTTATGTATTTTTTTATTTGAAATATTTGAATATTGTTATGTATGCTTCCCATTATTAACTCGGATATGTTTCAAAAGTGTCGGGTTCTTTGTAAATATTTAACATAGTAAAATTTTGTTTAAAATCTTCAAATCCTGTTGAAAAGTGATAAGTGTCTTTTTTCATTTGTATTCCAGAAGCAAAATAACCAGTTGGTGCATTAGCAGCCGCATGTAAAAAAACATTTCCAGCGGTGCTAGCTCTTACTACTGTGCTTCCGTTGGTATTTATAGAGGTTTCTCCAACTGAATCAATTGTAATTCCCGCACTCCCGTCTAATATAAATTCTCCTGTAACGTCTAATTCTGGAGTATCGTCAACATTGAATTGAAATCGAGTTGTTGTGCCATCGTCCATTGTAATAGCGTCTCCGTCAGCGGATAATACAATATTACCAGAAGAATCAAGCGTTATAGTTGTAGCACCTGTTTCAAAAGTTCCGTCTGCTGTAATAGAAATATTTCCAGCGCTAGCATTATCATCGACTGTTGTTATCGACAAAGTTCCATCTGTTCCAGCTTGTATAGTAACCGTGTCATCAGCAGAAGGAGTAAATACAATACTACCTGTTGTTAAGTTTATATTTTTAGAGTCTGCTAACGATAGACTTGAAACGGCACTTTGGTCAGAAGACCAAGTTAAATCTCCGCTAATAGTAATTGCAGATACATCTCCACCATCAATATCAAATGCGCTTCCTTCTATTTCTACAGAACCCGCTTCTAATTTTTTACCTAATGTAATTTTTTCTCCGCTGTCCGTAGTAACAAAGGTTAGATAAGCTGTGTCAGCTTCTTCAATAATTAATGCACTAGCTTGATTATCGGGTATTTTAATAGAATTTTCGCCAGCATTGGTAAACGTTAATGCGCCATCTCCCCCACCTATACTTAAATCCCCTGTCATAGCTCGAGAACCGTCAATCAATAAATATTGCGTATGGTCATCAGACAATAAGCCATTTAAAGACGAGTGAGTTGTTACACCTCCACCTGTTCCCATTGAGCTAGAACCTGTAGTTCTTATAGCTGGCATTTCTCCCGAAGAGGCAACCGCAACCCAGTTACCTTGAGCTTTTACATACTGAACAGTCCCAGAGCCTTCTACTTGCCTAAAAGACAAGTCTCCATTACTTCCTTCTGATGATTCTGGCTTTCCTGTTCCAAACGTAGGTTGTTTAGATTTTTGGTGTAAAAGTTTTCTTTCTTCTCGAGTTAAAGCCATTATTTAACTCCTTTAATTCTAAAAATAAAAGAAATGTCGTTTATTTCAAATGTTGCACCTACACTTCCATCTAAATGAAGTTGAAAACTATAAATATTGTTAGCAACAGAAGAGGTGGCTGGTTTTAGTTCAGCGTGATACCAAGTTGTAATATCTCCGCTTTTATTTTCTAATGGAGTTGCGCTTGCACTTCCTGTTGGTTTTCCGCTTGACGTCCCTTCAAAATTATACAAAGTGTCCGTATCTCCGTTTATACTGTATTTAACATTTAATGAGCTAGCATCTCCTTTATATGAAATTCTTACTCTGTATATTTTTTTACGAATAGCGGGTTGACCAAAATCAACATCTTTGCTTTTGTAAATAAAATTACTACTTGCAGAAGAATCTGGATTCCAAGTATTAACATCTGAATCTGTGTTAGTTAAATATATTAAATCTTGATTGCCGTTTAACGCAAAATTAGTCATGCTTGTGCTTATGCTTATTTTACCCGCACCTTTTGTCCATGCTTTTAAAACAAAGTCATAAATAAATATATTTGCAGAGCTAGCATGGAAAGATTTAATTAATAATTGTCTTTTTTTAGGTATATAGGCAATATGAGCCTCGCTCATATCAGTATCTCCCCCCGCCGTTATAAAATCTTTCCAAGTAGATTCGTTTATAAGACGTATTCCATTTTTTTCTAAAAGATTATCTACAGATTGTCCATTAAAAAAATAAACTCCAAATTCATTAAACCATGCAACTCCAATATCTGTTTTTACTACATGATAATCAAAAGCACAACCTTTGTTGTTGTATGTGTCTTCTAAAAAGTCAATATTTTCAGAAATATTAATTACATACATAGTTTTTTCTTTAAACTGCAACAATCTATCGGCAAACGCCTCAAGCTTTATAACGCTTTCTCCGTCGTTAATTGCTACGTCAATTTTTCCCATATTATCTGGAAACACATCAAATTTATTAATTTGGCTTTTAAGAATCCTGTCTGGGTATTTTTTGCCATTTTGTTTAACATTCCCAATGTAAGAACGTCTACCATGAACTACGGCTGTTTTGTACTGAGCTTCAATTGATTTAACCTTTCCGCTAAATCCGTTTATAGTTCTAAAAGTATCAACTCCGTTTGCGTTTGCGGGACTAATGCTTTTAACAATTGCGCCCAATGTTAAAAAAGCGCCAGAAGTATTTGATGTATTTGCCATAGCATACGCTATCGTGTCTCCATCGGGAAGCCATTTTAAACCTTTATCTACAAAATCTAATTCGCCAATTAAATAGTAATTGTCGTTTTCTTCTACTTTATAATAAAGCCTTGAACCAGTAATTCTTCTACTAATATCGTACGAACCCCCTGTATTTGTAGGGTTTATATAGGCATCAAAATTTAAAAGAACTGGCGCACCTACAATTCTTAACTTATTTACATTGTTTGCGCTAGGGCTTGTAAATAAAAATGGAAGAGATTCTTGCTTTTCATCGTCGTATAAATAAGTATGGTAAAACGTATAAGTTCCTACAGGATAACCTGTCAATGAAACGTCTTTACTAATAACGGGTCCACTAACATAAAACGTAGGAGATGCGGCGCCCGAAGTGCTATCAAACACTTGAAATAACCAATGAACATACGTATCTCCTAACCCGCTTGTTGCTCGTTGTATATTAGACGCAGAGCATACAAGATAATTCCAACAATCTGGTTCTATTTCTTCTTTGGCAAACGTATAAACAGCCTCAGTAACATCTCCAGAAGTATAATGAGTAATGTTTACTTTAGTAAAATCAGCGTATTCTGCGGATGTAATAAAAAACCCCATAATAAAAGTATTGTCTTCTGAAATAGTGTAAGTCAAGCTAGCTTCAACTATAGAACTTGTTGCGCTATTTGTGCTAGACGTTGCCTTAACATTATTGTCGCCAATTAAAGGAAGGTGAGTTGTTGTCTCGTCAGATAAATTAACGCTAACATTTGACCAACCAGATGCAGTATTAGGTAATAACTCAGTATATTGTATTCCAACTCGTAAATTAACAGCCGAATTAACAACAACAGCGTCAGAAGAGGCGTCAGTCACATCTCCAATGTACTCAGAGGCAGATGAATTAACTCCGTCAGTATCGTTTCCAGCAAACGGCGTTGAGATTAAACATTTTCCCGACGCTGGTGCTGATATTGACTGACTTTCTTCTCTCCAACCAATAGGGTCAGAATCTGCATTTAAAGCATTAAATCTTTCATCAACAATATAACCAAACCATCGGGAAGGAAAATCTCCAAAATTACCATCGCCAATTCTTAAATTGCCGTCTGCAACATAAAAAACAGGATGCGTAGTATCTAAGTTGGTTATTTTAGCCGTGTCCCATCCTTCGCTATCTTTTATATCGAAATTATTATTAGTCGAATCATAAGTTACAATAAACGTTTCGTTAGCAACTCCGCCATCTAATTGCAAATCGCTAGCCATAGTAAACAAACCCCTATTGGGTAAAATATCTGTGTTAGGATTTGATGAGCTAGTATCTGTACCTACACTTCCAAGCGTAGACATTCTTCCTAGCTTATCAATTGAAACATCTTGCAAGGAAGGAGATTCACTTTCAGAAATATCTCTAGGGTCTGTGTTTGAGTTTATGCCTCCATGAAACTCTTGAATAGTGTAGGTTTGTTTTGCCACTATTTAGATTTTTTAATAAAAGGCGATAAAGCCGTTGTGTACTCCGCTAGCAACTCTTGATATTGAGCGCGATGCAGTAAGACAATTTCTCCGTCTTCATCTTCGTTAAAAAAAGTTATTTGCCTCTGTTTAAGCCTTGCACTAGCGCCTAATACTAGCACAGATTCTAGCTCGTTTGGAAAAACAGAAACCGAACTATCCCCAAAAGCAACTGCTGGAGAGGCAACGTATAAATAACGACCCTCATTACTAGATGCTGGTGCTGGAAAAACATATAAATTTTTATTATGAAACGTCCAAACAGGAGCATCTTCTGTAGCAAAATAAATACTTTCTGGAGTCTGAACTTTATTAATTAAAGAACTATCTATAAAAACACATTGAACAAAGTCCCCAATAAGGTCGTTTGAAGTATTTCTTTCAACGCTTAAAATTCGCAAAGTTTCAACACCTGTCGCAACAGGATTACTTGTTGTTGTATTGCTAGCAACGGCAAACGGAAGTAGTATATCTGAACTAACTTTATTAAATATATCATTAGCTGTGTCTGTAAGTGCATCTGTCATCGCCTGTTGATTTGCAGAAGCATCGTCTGAACCTATGCTAGCCGTAGCTCCAATTATATCTTCTATTCTAACTTGAAACGTTGCCATTAAGTGTCGCTCCCTGTTGTATTATCTAAAGAGCCATTACGCGTGGTTGTAAACGCTTGCATTGGATTTGGAACTATGTGAGGCATAGGTTCTTTTGCTCGCGAAGTTTCTATATATTCTAATTCAATTTTTTTTGCCAATCCTAAATGCCCGCTACCAACTTGCAAGTTACCCGCAAGATTTAAAAAATTTCCTAATGTTCTATGTATTGCCGAAGGGATTAATTGGTCTGGAATATCAATTCGACTTTTAACGCTTGTTTTTTCTTTTGGTTTTGTATAATAATAAACATTTAACGAGGTTCCGCTTGTTGGTGTTTTTGTTAAATGAATTTTATGAGTTTCTTCTTGCCAAACACCTCCGCTAGAATAAGATGTATAACCACTAGAAGAGTCTAAAACAACTGAAAAACTATTTGCGCCTACTTTGGTTACAGCAAAACGATTGCTATTTAAACCGCTTATTTTTGTTGCCGTTACATAATGCCCTACTATTTCACTAAACACAACATAATCCCCTGTGTCTAATCCATGTGAGGCAGAAGTAATAACCGTAGGGCTTGCGCTAGTAGCACCTGTAATAGTTCCTTCTGAAATATCTGTTTTAATGTAATAACCAATTCGAGAGACATCATCATCGTCCATATCAGAAATCACAGCAGATTCATCTAAAAAAGGTACGTTTACTTGGTCTAGTTCTACTTTATAAATTTGACCAGAATAATTATCATTTGTAAACACATGTTCTTTTCCGCTAGCACTAAACGATTGATAGCCTTTTTTACGAACACATCTTAATGATATTTCATTAACAGCTTGGTCAAAATAAATAGCTTTAATAGCTGGAGACATGGGAAGTTCAATACCACCCGCAATTACGCCAGCCTCAATTAAGTCATACGCTTCTTGGTATCGCATTAGTATTTCTTCTTTTTACTTTTTTTACGAATACGAGACTTTTTCTTTAAAGTGCTTACAGTTCTAGTTGAACCGTCGCTAAAAGTTGTTGCCCCTGTTCCGTATGTTGTTTTTTTCATAATTGTTTAATACTAGGGGCAGTTAATTACCCCTAGTATCGGTTATTTGTTGTTAGACAAGCTTCATAATAGCATGAGTTTGCTCATTACGAACTTCAATGCCTGTTTCCATTAGCCATTCATCAGTCTGACCATCGCGTCCATCTTTTACAATGTCTTTACGAAGTTGCATGTTTCTACCAGCCAAAGGACGAACTGAAAAGTTCGCTGGGTCAATAGCAACTGCATAATCTTCGTAAGCACCTTTAAGATATGGATGCGCCACAAAATCAAGTTGTCCTACTGGACCCATGTAAGAGCGAACCCTTAAACCTGTTTGTGTTGTTTCTCCAGTATCATAAAAACCCGTGTCTTGCAACCTAGTTGCAGAGGCTAAATGAACCAACCATTTGTTTGATGCAAATACGGTTTTTTTCATACCACCAGAAACCATGTCTGAGAATATGTATTCACAAACACCATCAAGTAAGTTTAATGGGTTTGTCCCATCATAATCCCATTGAAGATTTGTGTTGTCATATCCATTTAGAGACTTAATAGAACCAGTAGAAGCACCAAGACCTAAGCCTTGAAACGTTCTTTTTGGGTTTTCAGAGCTAGCATCAAGCGAAATAGCACCATTAGTTAAAATAGCCCATTCAATGTCGCCTTTAATTTTTGCTAGCTTTCTAGCTTGCAATCTGGACATTTCAGAACCACCGTAGTGTTTCGCCGCTTTTGCTGTGTTAGTAATGGTGTATGGTTCGCGAAAAATTTGCGTACAATTTTTCAATCTACGTACTTGCTTGCGAGTTTCTGAACCAACAGCAGAACCCTCAGCAATTCCGGCGACACCATTTTCACGCATAAAGTAATCGTCGTTGTCAAAGTTAATTTCGCCAAATCCATTAGTTCCGCTATGATTTTGATAGCCATAGTAATTTGTTGCAACTCCAGCTTCGTAAAAACGACCCGCATTTGCAACGTATTCTAATGTCATAACACCAGAACTATTAGCAACAATAAAGTCTGTGGAATCAGCTTCTTCTACTGTGTTATAAGCGTCTAATGTAGCATGTGCGTGCGCCCCAATGAATTGAACCATTAGGTCTGTAGCAGAGCCGTGATTTACGTTTTTACCAAGAGCAATACATATTACATGCGTTACAGTCCCATCACTAAATGAACTTCCGCTATGAGTCGCGGAATATATACCGCCAACTTCAAACATTTCCATTTGAGCTTGTCTTTCGCAAATTAATATCGCATTGTCACCATTAGCTGCGGCGGTTGCTGTGTCAGATAACTGAGCGGCAGTTGTTGTAAACTTCTCGCTCTTTTTAATCATATACTCGTCTTCCATCCATTCAAAAATAGGAACGGGAGTCACCATTGACTTCATTCCGAACAGAGA